GGTTAACCTTTGCACGTCTTTTGGAACTTTTTGTTCCATTCCGTGTGTCTGTACTTTGTTGTTGAACATGATGTATCCGGAGTTTTTGGTAAATTCAAATGCTTTCCTTACTTGATCATCCTCGTAAAACACAGTGCCTAGGTTTGTTGGTGCTTCTGATAGGAAGATCTGCATCACGTAATCGACACCTTCATTGTCGATGTGTCTTTGACAGTCAAATCCTTCGTAGTCAAGCCAGAACCTTGTGTTGATCTTGGTAATGTCAAGGCCTGTTGATTTTCCTATATCACGTTTCCGAGAGTCGTAATAATCAGCAATTGATTCTAAAACTGATCCTTGCGTCGGAACCAGCAATCTTCTGTTCCAATCTTCCTGCCATTCTTGTTTAGTGAACGGAAGTGTTTCTACGGGCAGTTTGGATAACTCCAGCAACATTTCATCTGGTAGTAGTTGTGAAACCTGAAAAAGGTCCAACTTGTTATCTACTGGTTCTATGTTCAATTAGTTGTCCTTGTAGTCTGGTACAGCGAACAGGTCTATGCCCTCGTCCAACAGTTTGTTGGTCTCTTCTTTTGAAGGTTTACCATAGAACTTCTGATCTCTTTTACCTTTTGCGGCCTTCCTGGCCTCCTTGGCGAAGTTCTTACCAACATCCTGGTAATCTTTTTTGATCTTCTTGTTTAGTTTACGCAGTATCTGTTCCGCACTCTCTCCCATTACGAAGTAATCGTCTGGTATCTCTTTCTTTTTGGAAGTCTTTACATTTGGTGCCATGATGGCTTTGTCTACTGCTGTGCTATCACACATGGGACAGTTGATCATGCCCTTGTTCTTTTGTCTTTTGTATTCTTTGCTGTCTGGAAACCAGCCTTCAAACTCGTGTTCACACCTGCATTTCAATTGATATTTGATCATAATATTATTTACATTATATACTTGACTAATAAAACTGTCTACTATATTATAACACTATGGCAATAAACGTTTCAGGATACACAAAAGGCAAACCAAAGAAGACCTCACAGGGCAAGAACAAGAGCAGGATCAAGATGAGCTCTATGAACAAGTCCAAGAAGAGATCTTACAAGTCGTATGCAGGACAAGGCAAATAAAGAAGCAACATTAGGTTCGTTTTTTAATTCTTGTTTGTCACCCGATGAGAAGAAGCAAAGGCAAGAACAAGAACGTGTTCTTCTTAGAGCTCAGATAGGCAACTTGGAAGTGCAAATTGCGGACTACCAGCAGATAGTGAAAGAACTCTCCGATAAGCTCAATCTCTACGAAAAAAAATATGGAACGGTGTTCAAGAAACAGTGAGACAGCAATACATACATCCTCAGAGACAAGTAGTCATTGATCAACACAAGACAGGAACCATAGGTTACTTTGGAGACAGTTTCTGTGCTGACAGCATCAACCAAGGCAGTTATTGTAACTTGTTGGCCAAAAGGTTAGCGGTTGGAACCATCACCCACTGGGGAGTAGGTGGCACAAGCATATGGTATATGTTTGATCGCTTTATGGAACTACACAATGAAAATCAACTGCCAGACAACATCGTTATAGTTTACACAGATCCTGACAGGCTGTATCATCCGGACGTGCTATTGCCTGCTTGGGCATTTGATGAGGAAAGTGAGAATGATCTAGAGAAGGCCTGTGACCTCTATATGAAACATCTAGACTTCCCCAATATGAATTTTTTCAAATACAAGGCAGGAATAGAATGGTTCGATCAGAATATCATTTCTAAAATTGTCAATAGACACAACGTGATACAACTGTTTGCTTTCCAGACTTATGGAGTTGAGATAAAAAATTCACCTGTGCTTGACTACACCTTGATGCCAATGTATTCGGAAAACATGGCCAACAAAGTTGCCAGCGAAGACCTGTTCAATCATCTCACCAAAGAACAAAACTTAAGGGTAGCAGAGGATCTTGAAAGATTGATCACCAAAGGTTCTTGAGTCCAAAAATCACAGCATCTTTTTTACGACGGAACTTGATGTGTTCGTAGTCTATGATGTACACGTTCAACCTGCCACCGTGCTGTTGCATTATCCTCTCCGTGTCTAACGGACGTATTGTTATCCTGTCCTCGTCGGGCAATTTCGTTTGGTAACCCCAGAACATGGGCCACCAGTGTAACGGGTTCAGTGAGTCATAATGTTCCTTCATTATGATCAGGAATATCACTGGCGTGATCGTGAATGGCTCCAACCACCATGGGATTGCGTCTATCGTGATCCAATCTATGAGATGTATGAATCCTGTCCACGCCCCTATTATGGCTAACAGTATGCCTATTATGGGCCAGAACTCGTCCTCAACGTCAATATCATGATCATGGTGTGAGTACATGCGAATCCTTTGTTGTTGCTTATTCATTATAAAGTATATATGTTTAGGCCAGTAGACTTTTACTATAATTCTGCTATAATAAGAAGTAAATACCATATATGCAGAAACACACTAAAAGTTTATTAGAAGAATTAAGTTCAATGCCCCTGAAAAGAGACAAGGAAGAGGTAGTAGAGAGCAGAGCTTCACACATCCTAGAATCAACTATAAGACTGATCACATACATCAGAGAAAACTTTGATCAGGACACAGCATTCAAACTAGAAAAGAAGTTCAATTCAGCGATCAAGAACATGGATGCATCCAAGTTCAGCAAAGGTGTTGCTCGTATCAAAGAGAACAGAGACGTCAAAGAGAACCTACTTAAAATCAAAGACGGCGAATACCGAGAGGACTAATCATGTTGATAGAAGATGTCCTCACAGAGTTTAAGAGGACACACCTTGAGCATATAGAAGACATCGTAATTACGGATGGTTATGAAGGTGGCAAGGCAGTTTTAGAATATTTCAGAGGACTTCTACTCACACTTAAAGGCACAAGCTCTGAGGCCATGAGTGTGTCAGTCAAATGGGATGGTGCACCTGCCGTGGTATGTGGAACAAATCCTGACAACGGTCGATTCTTTGTTGGAACGAAATCAGTTTTTGCACAGGCGGCCAAGATCAATTACACAAAGAAAGACATAGCAACTAATCACGGTACAGATGAACTTGGACAGAAGTTGTTGAAGTGCCTGGTACATCTAAAGAAACTAAACATACAGGGTGTGGTGCAAGGTGATCTTTTATACACAGACGGAGACATCATTAGAAAGAATATCGATGGCAAGCCTAACCTTACATTCACACCAAACACAATAACTTATGCAGTGCCAGAAGCAAGTGAATTAGGGAAACAGATAGACAGAGCCAAGGTGGGAATCATATTCCACACCACCTACAATGGCGACACACTTGCAGACATGTCAGCATCAGGTGGAGCAGACGTTAGTTCGTTTGCCAAAAGCAATGATGTGTTCTTTGACAACGCCACTTACAAAGATGTATCTGGTAGTGCCAAGTTCACAGACGACGAAACTCAAAAGTTCTACAACGGGATAGAGAAGTTAGAAGGACTATTGAATAACGTTCCACGTAACCTATCAAGTGTATTGGGACAGAACCAAGACTTCATTCCAATGTTTCAAATGTATATAAACGCAATGGTCAAACAAGGACAACTACCTACAGACGTAACCAAGTTCTTATCAGGATTCAAGAAGTTCTACGCAGACAGAATGCAACAACAGATGTCAGGACTGAAAGCACAGAAGGCCTTACAACTAAGACAGGACAAGATGAAACAGATGCCACAGTTCCTTTCAGGTGCAAAGGCACCACTACAGGCCATGCTTACATTCTACAAAGCGGTTCAGACAATGAAAGCATTTGTTCTCAAGAAGATGAACCAAGCACAGGCGATAGGATCATTCCAACAGACGGACGGCGGACTTGAGGTGACAGAACCAGAAGGATTCGTAGCCATTGATAGATCAGGCAATGCCGTTAAGTTGGTTGATAGGTTAGGATTCTCAAGAAGAAACTTGACGGGTATCAGCAAATTCAAGAAATAGATTCAGAGTCTTATTAATTTCTGCACTCAACTTCTCAGGGTTGAAGAAGTGATCATGGTTGTATTTTCTTAGGGCCTTACTCTGTAGGTATATGTCTTGCCATGGGGCATCACGCAGTCGATCACACACATCAACAATGGTGTCAATTCTTATGTTTGGATCTCTATCCAGGTCATACACTTCCTCGAAGTAATTGTTAAAGGTCTTGAATCCCATCTCTTTCAACTTCTGCAGGTAAAGATAATTACCATGCACAACAAATATATGTTGAGCTATGATCGGCTTCCATATCTTCTCTGTCATGAACACTTCGTGGTCATTGTCATTGGTCTCTGATACGATGCTACAAGCAGTATCGTTGTACGGCTTCTCGTATATCTCTTGGTCCATTCCATACTGTGGATAATCCTTTGCCCATGGCAGTTCATAATCCTCAGGCAGTTTCCTGTCGGGCCAATTGGTGTATAAACTTTTTCCTAGTATGCCCTTGGACGATAATTTGTTATAAAGTTTTGTCCTGTGTTGCCTTTGCATCTTGTTGAGGTACAAGAAATCATATTTTTTATCAGAGTGGTCAAAATTGAAAGTCTTGTCCTTGTGTTTATTGTACATATAATACCAAAACCAACTTACTCCACCTGTCCACTTGACGTGTTCTATCTCTATCGCTGGATAATCATTTAAGTAGGTGATGTTTTCTAACGACTCCCATGGATTCGATTTTATGAAAATAAATCCCTGGCTGTGTAGTAGTTCACAACGTCTTTTCAATTCTTTATGGAACTCTGTATTGTTTTGTAACCTGCTGTTTGCTGGTCTTACATCTATTATAGCAAACCTACGATCATATGAGTCTAGGTCATAGTTGTGTAGACTGTAATACTCCCCGGTCATAGCAAACTGTTGATCCTTTAGAGTGTTCATCTTTATAAACTCCTCGAGTTCAAGATGAAAACCAGTTTTCATCACGTCTGTTAGAATAAAATTTCGTTGCATATGCTCTATAAATAACTGTATGTTAACACCATTTTTAAAGTATGTATCCGAAGGCAAGGTGATAAGAAGACATAGTGACTTACAACGATTCACTTTTCCAGAGGTCACAGAGAGGATATATCTCAGTTTCCTAGCATTGGCACTGATGAGTCAGCACAAGGACACGGCGGGATTTGCCAAATCTTACGCGGACCAGACCATGGCCAAGGGAACTTTCGATCAAGTCAGGATGATCAACAATGATCTCTCAAACATGCTGGCCATAGTGTCGGGTGATCCTGATATTACCAAAAAGCTCAAGAACAAAGATGAAGCACAGGCCATGAGGCAGAGACAGCCTGTACCAGTGATGGCACTGCGGAGATACCTGCGGAGTTGGGAGGACCATTACAAGAATCTAACACACCTGGAACGATCACTCAACATAAGAGATGCCAATCTAAAGAACATAAGACGGGACGTGGCCAACTACAACGGTTTGAATTCAAAAATGAAGATGCAGACCTTACACAGACTGCAACAGCAATTACAATCCAAACTGCCCAATACAGATATACTTAGGAAATTCAAGGAACTGTAAGATGATTAAATTTATTTGCCAATTGTGTGGTTGCGAACAGCACTGTAAGAGATCATGTACAGAGTGCAGGGACTGTCCTGACTGTGCATGTAAAGAGTGCGATGCCGGGAGCAAATAGTTTCTGGGTATTGTATGGCCAGCACACCAAACCAACTTACCTAGAAGACGCCGGAGACGGCCAGCTCGCACAACGTGAATCTGGCCTCAAAGTGGTTAGCAGTTGGCGGAACGCAATAGACATAGGCAGTAACATAGGACAATGGACAAGACCACTGGCCAAAAGATTTGCAAAGGTCATCTGCTTCGAACCAAACCCTAACTTCAGAGAATGTTTCAATATGAACATTCGTGACTCCAATGTGGAGTTGTATCCTTATGGGCTGAGTAGTCACGAACATACAGCAACCCAAGGCATGAATGCAACACACCTCAATGACAAGGTTGGAGACACACAACCACAGGACGGAGACATAGAATGTAAAACGCTTGACAGTTTCAATTTCAAAGAAGTCGACTATGTGAAAATAGATGTTGACGGCTTCGAAGTTCCTCTACTCAAAGGTGCCGCATGGACATTACAGAAAAATTCGCCCGTTATCAACATAGAGATGAAGAAGACAAAAAGACCTAAAATAGTGGATGAGGCAAAGTATATTCTGCAAAGATGGGGTTACAGTTTCCATAGTCGCACAAGAAGTGACGAAATCTGGCTGAAAAAGTAATATTACAGCATAATTTACCAAAATTACCTATAAATACTTACAACTTGATTCCTGAGCGGAATCAAAGCATTTAGTTAACAGAAAAAAAGGAGGATAACAAATGCCAGCAACAAAGAACAACTTCAGTCTGAATCAAAACTATGAGACTCAAGGTGTTGACGTTACATTGTTAACAGTTGATTTCATCGTAGATGTATCAGCAGAGACAGGTGACTTAACATCGGGATCTACAACAGCAGGTTTAGACATGACAAGACATGCGTTCGCTCATCAAGGATTACAAATCCTTGCTGAAGGTCCACTAACGGATTCAAACACGCAAAAAACATACATGGTAAGATCAGATAACCTAGACAGTTTATCTAGTACTACTACAATAGCGGCTTTACAGGCGTACATAAGAACACTGGATCAATCTAGCGATTCTTTCCCAGGTGTAACCGCAGACTTAACAGGTGCAACAGTAACGGCTTCCAAAATTGGTATCCTAACTGCGGCAGTTATTACGTAATAACATACTATAGGAGAATAAAACAATGGCTTACGACACATCATTACCGGCAGGTGGACCGGGAAACTTTGTTTCACCAAACACAGCTCACGAGGCAGACGGCGTAGAAGTAGACTTCATCACAGTTGACTACATCTCAGACGTTTCTGCTGAGGTAACTAACCCTAGAGCAAGTGCGGCTACAGGCGGATTAGAACTGTCTATGCAGGCAATCCAGAACCAAGGTGTTAACATCTTAGGTAAAGGCGTTCTGTCAAACTCAGACACTGAGCAAACTTACATGGTAAGAAGAGACAGTCTAGACACAATCAGTTCTACTACTACAGTAGCGGCGATCCAGGCGGCAGTTAGAGCCTTGAACGCAATGACACCTGACAAAGTAACAGCAACTATTTCTTCAGCAACAGCGGCTGACAGAGATATGGGTGATACTTCTGTTGGAGCGTAATAGTATAGCATAGGAGGAAACATAAATGCCAATAACTAAAAACAACTTCAGCCACGTGACTAACACGGAACTAGAAGGTGTAGAAACATCTTCTTTTACTGTGGACTTCGTGAATGCGATGAACGCCGAGACAGCGGACTTATCATCTGGATCTGCCCTAGCAGGTTTAGAGGCGACAAGAGCAGTGATCTCACAGTTCATCAACATTCTTTCAGAAGGACCGTTGGTTGAAAGTAACAAACAAAAAACTTACACAGTGAGAACAGACTCTCTAGGTACTCTAATAAGTGCAGACACTTTACAGGGAGCCATCAGAGCGTTGAACGGTCAAGGTAGCGTTACAGCCACTATATCAAGTGCAACAGTAACAGCAACTGACATCGGTATCTTAACTGCGGCGGTTGTATAATAATACAGACGACCAGTAAGTAAATTACCAAAGGGCGGATCTTTAATTAGGTTCGCCCTTTTTTTATGACTTAAATATCGATATGCACGAGTACAGATTACACACCCTGGTAGACATAACCGAAAACGGAAATCTAAAACAGCAGTTCCCATTCAAGACCATAGCAGGCAATGAGATACATGACAAGCACAGTCTGGCCGTTGCTAGGAACCAGAACAGCAATTTCTCAACTATGTTGCAACTGCTACAGATGAGGACTAACATCACCTGGGAACATCTGCCGCAGAGAGTAGAACTCCCGAGCCTGGGCAACCATGTTTTCGGCTCATACTACGAAGGCCAACATTTAACATGGCACTTCCAGTTCTTCACAGAGCAGTCAGGTGTTTATGGCGATGTGGCCGATCCAACAGAGAAACTAGTGGAGGACTTCAGCCTAGTGCCGATTATTACTGAATGCACGAACACAGCACACTTGCCCTTGCATACTTTCGTCACAAAGGAAATGCAGGGCACTGAGAGACAGAAAATAATTGGAGCACTGTCAGGTGGCATCATAAACACGTACTTTTCATACGCCGGTCCCATCGATAAATAACAGTACATTAAGGCACAAACTTTCTAATATTAAAGGCACACACAGGCGATGCAACAGGCTCATTTACAGGCTCTATTAACGGAGG